AATTTGCGTAAAGCGCGTTCCAGTGGGAAATTTCTTCCCAGACCCGAATGCGTACTCTTTAGATGAGTGTAAGTACATCGAAGTAACTGAAGTTCTTCCATTAAAAGAAGTGAAGAACACACCAGCTTATCGGAAATACGCAGGACAGAAGTTACAAGACATCACATCGGCTGATTTAGATTTCGATACGGATGCTTCAGGTGATTTCTATGATCGGAAAGTCACAAAGTTAAACACCAGTTTAACAAACGTAAAAGGTGACGAGCTAGTTACGGTGCATTGTCACTGGGAACGCTACAAAAACAAAGACGGCGCATGGCAGGTTGATGTAAGTTATTACCTTCGAAATTCGGATTTCTTTCTTTTGCGAATTGAAGATGTGAAACCGTCAGAATACCCATTCGCGATTCTATACGATGAGGAAGAAGAGAACGATTTCTGGGGTCGATCCACATGTCAGGATGTTATCGACAACATGAAAATCGTAAATCGGATTTCACAAACATCGGCAATCATTGCGACCTTGCACCAAAATCCACAAAAAGTTGTGTGGAAAGAGTCAGGGATCAATGCGCAAGAGATGGCGAAAAAAGGAAACTTAGCAGGGAAAACATGGACTTCTAATGTTCCAGCAAATCAAGCGGTGCAACACATCCAACCACCAGAGATTTCACGAAGTCTTTTGGAAGTAGAAGACCGATTGAAAAACGATATGCGTGAGATTGTCGGCGTAACGGAAGCCTACACTGGACAATCCGTTGGTTCACTCACAACATCGACAGGGGTAAACAGCTTAATCGAACGTTCTTCAGTTCGGGATAAAGATAAGATGATTCAAATTGATGACTTCGTAGAACGTGTTAGTTATTTGATTATCTTAAATGTCATGTACAATTGGGATCGTGTACGTCCGATTATGACGCTAGAGAAAAATGGCGAACCACGCTACGATTTATATGAGCCACTTGATTCCATTACAATGGATAACCTAGAGATTCGAGTGCGTTCGAATGTGTACGCTCGTGCACCAATTACGCAAGAATCGAAGCGTCAACAAGCCGATAAATTGATGCAGATGCAAGGTCAGTTCCAGTTTAATCCACCATTGATTACACCGGAAGAATGGCTTCAGTTCCAAGATTTCGATATGCAAGATGAAATCATGAAGCGTATGCAGCAAGATCGAATGAAACTAGAAAAAGAAGAGCTAGACGAAAAAGCAGGAATGACTGTACAATTAGCTATGCAAGCTGCGCAAATGATGATGCAAGGCATGTCACCAGAAGAAGTGCAAGCGCAGATTGCTCAACTATATGAGCAACAAAAAGAAGAAGAACCGTCAGGACAACAAGCTAGCGCAAGAGAACAAGGCGCACCAGAAGGAACAACCGATGCTTTAGCTATGCAAGCTATGGCGCAAGGGATGTGATGAGATGGCAAAAGCGAAATCACCTGCTTGGCAACGCTCGGAAGGGAAAGACCCGAAGGGCGGCTTGAATGCAAAAGGTCGAGCAAGTTACAACAAAGCAACAGGTGGAAACTTGAAGCCGCCTGCACCGAATCCGAAAACGAAAGAAGATGCTGGGCGGCGCAAGTCATTTTGCGCCAGAATGGAAGGGATGAAGCGAGAAAACACATCCGCCAAAACAGCAAAAGACCCGAACTCGCGAATCAATAAATCTTTGAGAGCGTGGAACTGCTAAGGAGGAATAGCGATGCCGTTAAAAAAGGGAAGTTCGCAAAAGGTAATTTCTTCTAACATCCGCACGGAAATGAAATCGGGCAAACCGCAGAAACAAGCGATTGCTATAGCTCTTTCGAAAGCTGGAAAGTCGAATAAGAAATGAAAGGAGGACGATGCGAAATGATGGGTAAAGGAAAAAGCATGGGCGGCGCTTATGGCAAAATGCCAGCAAAAGGTAAAGGTATGGCAGTAAGTGTTTCTGTAGGCATGGCTCCAAAAGCAAAACCTGCACCGATGGGTAAAGCACCGAAATCTGCAATGCCGCCTGTAGGAGCTCCAGTAGCAAAACCAGCAATGTCAAAAGGTAAAATGGCTCCAGCAGTAAAGCCAACTATGCCAAAACGTACAAAGATGTGATTGACGATTCACATCCTTTCGGTTATTCTTTAGTTATCTCCTTTGTTTTATCATAGATGAGGCGGTGTGCTTATGCACGCCGTCTTTTTTATTGACAGAAAATTCGTCTACCTGTATTCTTATATTGTCGGGTGGTTTCCGCAAAAGACCATTTTAACAAATTCTCGCTCCCCAAGCGCAAAAAGGGAAAGGTGGATTTTTATGAGTATCGAAAATTGGTTACAAGAAATCGGCGCAGACGTAGACATGAATGAATACGGCGAAGTCGAAACACAAGTTGAGGCGGAGCCTGATACGGCTGCCGAAGAACATGAACCAGAAGATGCTTATGAAGAAGAAGTTGAATACGAGGATGAGTCAGTAGAGGAAGAGTATGAAGAAGAACCTCGAAGACAAACTCGTGAAGAGAATGCATATTACGCAGAGCGTAGACGGCAAGAGCAGATTGATAAAGCTGTTCAAGAACGTTTACGTCAGACGAAAGAATATCAGACCACAAAGCTCATATCAGAAATGTACGGTGTTCCTGAAGAACAATTGTACGATCAACTGTATGAAGCGAAGCTGGCGAAAGAAGCACAATCACAGAATGTTCCAGTAGAGTATCTGCGCGAACGTGAGGAACTTCGGAAGCAACAGCAACAACTCCAAGATCAACTTCACACCATTATGTTTCAGCAATGGCAGTCGCGTATCGATACTGAAAAGGTAAACCTGAAAGCACAGTTCAACATGCTTTCAGATGCTGACTTAGAATCGGCGGCTTACTATATGCTAAACGACTTGAAACGGACTGACCTCCCATTAGAGAATGCCGTGTTTGCACTCCACGGTGCAAAGATTCTTGGAGGATTGAAAAATACAGCAAAGAACGAAGCGCTTGCCGAAGTATCTGGACGTAAGAAAAGCCCCCTTCCAGTGAAAGGCGGCAAATCAGAAAGTGCTGTATCGCTGTCTGATGAAGAACGTTATGTCGCAAAGAAACTCGGACTGACAGATAAAGACTACGCTAAATGGAAAGAGGGGTAATGTAAAATGGCATTTACTTATGCTTATAGCTTGGACAATGCAACATCTGGCGCACAGGATTTCGCATTGACGGCACCTGCAACGTACACACCTGCTTTCGCAGATGTGGTACGCTTTGATGCAAATGGTGCAATTGTTGCAAAACACGTTGTTGGTGATTCAGCATCTTCCAAATTGGGTGTTGCTGTAGGTACAAACTTCACAGGTCTTGCACAAGGTGGTAATTATGCCGCTACTACCGTTTCAACATACAGCCCAGGAACAATCGGCAAAGTGTATGTTGACCCGAACGCAGTATATCGCGTAAATATCTCTAGTGATACAGCAATTGCTATCGGTACTTCGTATGGTATTACGACTGTATCTGGCGACCAACGACTTTATCCATCTGCAACTGCGGCAAACAACAAGTTTATGGTAGTAGACTTCGACCGTACGGCGGCGGCTGGCGCACCGAATGGTTGGGCATTCGTAACAATTCAATCTGCTAACCGTCTGTTCGGTTAATAAAAGGAGGGAATAACCAATGGCAGTTCAACAAGGTAATTATGGACGCTTACTGGAGCCGGGACTCCGTAAGATTTTCTTCGAAACATATCAAGAAAAACCGGAGCAATTTAGCCAAGTTTTCAAGGTTCAAACCTCCGATAAATCAATCGAAACAGACCTGCGTTTGGGTGGTTTCGGATTGTTCGACCAAAAAGATTCGATGGGTAACGTAGTTTACCAAGACCCAGCAGGATCGCAAACTTTGCAATACATCCATCAAGAATTCGCTAGCGGCTATGTCGTTGAGCGCAAAATGATCGATGATGAGCAATATAACGTAATCAACAAAATGAGTGCTGGTCTTGCTCGTGCGGCTCGTGCAACTGTAGAAACACAAGCGGCGGCAGTATTGAACAGCTCCTTCGTAACAAACGGTTTTGACGGCGCTCCGTTGATTTCCGGTTCCCATAAACGTGCTGACGGTCAAGCGTTCCTTGGAACAGCAGGTAACCGTTTGGCAACTGCTTACGGCGCGGCGACGGCTGATGGCGCATTGTCCGACCGTAACTTGAAAGCGGCTTTGGTACAAGCTCGCGCACAAACTGATGATCGTGGTATCTTGATCCAATGCCAACCGTCCGTGTTAATCGTACCTCCTGCATTGGAGTATGTTGCTCGTACATTGGTAGGTGGAACAAACCTTTCCGTACTTGGTACAGGTCAATTGAGTGGTGGCACAACTGATGCTACAACTGCAAAAAACACTTTGCCAGGTTTGAAAATCATCGTTATGGATTACCTGACTTCCACAACTGCTTGGTGGATCGCTGATCCTTCCATTACACAATTGAACTTCTTCTGGCGCAAAAAGTTGGAGTTCAAAAACATGGAAGACTTCGACACAATGCAAGCAAAATACCGTGCATATATGCGCTTCTCAGTAGGTTATAGTGACTACAGGGGCTTAGTAGGTAGCCTAGGAACAGGCACTGCTTAGAATTAACTTGTATCCAATCAACTCTTTTGATATACTGATTTCAAAGGAGTTGGTTGTATGCATTTTTCTAATGAGATGCGAAGCTGTGCGTTCTGTGGTTTAAACTTTTATCCGAGTATATACAACCCAAGAACATTGACTTGTTCGAAACAATGCTCTGTAAAATACCAAGGAAAACGTGCTGTCGAAAGTGGCAGGAAACGTGAGTATTCAAAACGATGGACAGAGCGTTATGGAGAAAAGAAAAAGAAGATGGACTTGGAGTATGTGAATCAATGGCGTTATGGTGGTAATAAATACAAGGTCTTGGAGCGAGATGGGTATTCATGCCAACACTGTGGGGAAATTAATCTCAAATCTTTAGTTGTGCATCACAAAGATGAGATTATTGAGAATACAGAAATGGATAATCTTGTTACATTGTGCCGAGGATGCCACGCAAAACATCATCACTCTGGTATGCAGAATGTGAAATATAAGAATGTTTCTAAAGAATCGGTGATACAGGCTATTCAATCATCACCTAATCTTGAGGAAGCCGCTCGAAAATTAGGTATTACTAGGAAGACACTTCGGAAAAAACGCGAATTGTACGGATTACCTGACTTAGATAAGCACGGAAATCCTACACAAGTACAATAAAACAAAGCCCCTCCCTCATTGGTGAGGGGCTTCTTTAGATAGAAGGTGCTTTATGAAAAAGCCTAATGTACTTACATCGACAGAAGTATTTTTCGATTATTACTTTTCGCAAATGATCGAAGAGCAAAAGAAAACAAATGAGCTTTTGAAACAGCTTTTAGGTGAAGGGGGTAAGGAACATGTCATTAGTAGTAGAACCCGGAAATCAGTTTGAAACCACCATCTCGATTCGTAACATTGCGGCAATTACGCCAAGCAACACGGTTGATCTTGCGAATCCGACAAAAGCCATTTATGTGAGTGCAACATCGACACTGGTGGTGGATACCGTTGGAGGTCAAACAGGAGTCACCATCTCTAGTTTAGCAGGTGGAATCTGGCATCCTATTCAAGTGACTCGTGTCTATGTAACAGGTACATCTGCATCTGGATTATTAGGGAGCTGGTAGTATGTATCTTTTTGGAATGTATATGTATCGCCGTGTGATGGGATATTTATTCCCTAGTGACACGCTTTATCCAAGTAACACGCTATATCCTAGTTAAAGGGGTGACAATCAATGCCGTATGTAAAAACAGTGTGGGTCAACGGAACAGCACCTGCGCTTAATGATTCAAACTTAAACAAGATCGAGCAAGGTATTTTCGACTCCTTGCGTCAAGATGGATCAACAACCATGTCCGGTCAATTGGTTACTACGGCTGGAACAGCCGCAACACCTGCCATCGCACCAACTGGTAACAGTAACACCGGAATCTTTTTTCCTGCCGCAAATTCAATGGGAGTCACAATTGATGGTTCAGAAAGAGTACGTTTTAAGTCGAACGGTTTTGTCGGTGTCGGTGACTTAGATCCGTCTTATCGATTGGACGTTGTAAGTTATGCTTCTACACCACTTCGTGTACAACGTTCTGGTGAATATGGCGAAGTTATAAAAATTGGTCGCGCTGGTGTGACTGATACCGCAGGAATCAGCTACCCCGCAGATGGTACGTTTCAAATCACAACAGCCGCAACGCCTAGAATGACAATAAATGCAAGCGGAAATGTCGGTATCGGCACGACATCGCCAGCTAGCAAGTTAGAAGTTTCTGGATTGATTACACGTACAGTAACAGTAGACGGTTCGACAGGGAGTCCAGCAGAAGAATCTGGAATTCAATACCGCCATCCCGTAAGCGCAAGCAATCGGGCAGGAATAAACTTTTTCAACACGTACGCAAATAATGGCGCCGCTTGGTTAAGCTTTCTTACGACAAACACGAGTAATAGTTATGCAGAGCGTATGCGTATCGATGCCGCAGGAAATGTCGGGATTGGTGCGACTTCGCCTGCCGACAAATTACACGTTGAAGGAAACATTTACCTTGGAACTGCTAATCGTACAATCTATACAGCAGGGACAGGCACTTTAACCTTACAGACTGGAACAGGTTCATTTACAATCGCGAGGAACAATGCCGCCGATACTTCGCTTAGAATTGATTCATCTGGAAACGTCGGTATCGGTATCAACGCGCCAACATCACAACTTCATGTATATAACAACGGTAGCGTTGCTTCTTTGATGGTCGAGACAAACACAACGGGCGGCGACTCCAAGATTGCGCTAAAGACTAACGGAACAGGCGGTCGCCATTGGTACTGGCAAACAGGAGATAACACTTCTGGATTGAATGGGCGTTTGCGTTTGTGGGATTCGACAGCAAGCGCAGAGCGTTTAACTGTTACAGATGCGGGATTTTTGGGAATTGGAGTTGTACCGAATGCGGAACTTCACATTAAAGGCACAGGCGAAATTATGCGCCTTGAAACAACTGCCGCAACCGGTGATAACTTTATCAGATTCTATGCGCCTTCTTCCGTAACAAAAGGCTTCATAGGTTACACAAGTAGTGGTAATGATCATTTGAATATTAACAACGTTCTATCTGCTGATTTACTTTTTCACACAAATAACATTGAACGACTTCGAATCGAATCCGGTGGAACAACAAGACCTGCCGCGAATAACACATACGATTTAGGAAATTCATCATTTAGATGGGCAACAATTTACGCACAAAACGCGCTCAACACTTCGGACGCACGTTTGAAAACAGATGTACAAGAATCGTCATTAGGATTAGACTTTATCGCCGCATTAAATCCAGTGCAATTCCGCTATATCGAGGGCGGAAATACAGTCGAGCGTGTACAAACAGGAACAAAAACGGTTGAAATTACACCTGCTATTCCTGCACAGCCTGAAGTTTTGGACGAAGAAGGAAATGTAATTCAAGAAGTGACTGAAGAAGTGCCAGCAATTACAGAAGAAAGACCAACTTTTGAAACGGTAGTAACACCGCGAGAAGGTGTCAGAACTCACTTCGGACTATTGGCTCAGGAAGTAAAAGCGGCTTTACCTGATGGGCTAGACTTCGCAGGGTGGGCATTGGCGGATAAAGAGGATGCAGAATCAACTCAATTTTTGGGATATGCGGAATTGATTGCTCCTATGATTAAGGCGATTCAAGAACTTAACGCAAAAGTGGAAGCGCTAGAAGCGCAAATTGCAAATCAATAATTTCACAGGGCTGTGTAGGAAACTGCACAGCCTTTTTTCAAGAAAGGAGGATTTCGATGAATCTTCAAGAAATGATTGCGGCGATTAACCGCAGGGTAGATGATACTATTGCAACAAATGATGCAGTAGATTTCCTAAACGCAGGGCAAAATGTACTCGCGATGGAAGTCGGTGCAATCTTTAGCCAACTCACAGCAACGAACCTTGCAGGTACATTCGACTTTCCAGAGAAGTATCATGAAATTCCTGTCATCTATGCGTGTATGCGATTCAAGGAATTGGATTCTGTACTGACAGAATCGAATAACTATCGTGTTCAGTTTGAACAAATGAAGAAATTCTTCATCGCAAACTATGAGCTTCCTGTCTACAATCGTGATGACCGTGTGACCCAACAGTTCACTGCATTAGCAGGACAAACTGCTTTTGTCATTACGAAAGAAGGTTACAGTCCAAACAACGGTGCATTAACTGTTTACAAAAACGGTTCTTCTTTAGTTAGTTGGCAACGTGTCATCTCAACGGTAACAGACAGTTCCGAGGTGACAACGACCACAACAACAACGAATGATCCTCGTGGGATTATTCTGATGACACCGTGTCTTTTAGGTGATCGCATCACAGCAGTGTGGGAAGAACATGAGGATGTAGTTGAACCGCCAATGCCGTGGTGGGCAGGACAGGGGTGGTAAACCGTGCGCGATAATATTAACGTTAACTCATCGCTGAAGTTATTTGAATCGTATCGTGACTTCAGTGGTGGGTTAAACTTACAGCAATCAAATGAAATGATGAAAGACAATCAAGTCACGGTTGCGCAAAACGTAGACCTTGCCCTGACAAGCTCAATCAAGAAACGTACAGGTCGCGTTGCTTTAGGTAGTACCATGCCGTGGACTTCTTCCGCACCGATTCAAGGATTGTTTAAGTTTGTAAATAATGCGGAAACGGTTTTGATTGCGGCAGTAAATGGTCAATTATATTATGCACGTCCTTCAGGTACAGCTTACGGCACATGGACGCAGATCAACATCACAGATAACGGTTCACCGTTTACGTTCCAAACATCCGATGCTGTAGAAGCGGTGCAATATAATGAATGGTTGTATGTTGCAACAGGGACAAAGTTGGTGCGTTGTCAGGTTTACCTTTCTTCAGGTTCACCAGTCGCATCAGCAACAACAATCGTAGATCAGTACAAACCAACGGCACAAGAAGCGCTTTACGTTGGAACAAATGCACTGAATACGAACCCTGCGCAGTACCTAGTAGACCTAACAACAGGTGGCGCTGGGACAATCGAAGCATTAGGGATTGGAATTACAAGTCCATTCTTTGCAATTAACGTTGTGAATGTCCTGACAGCGTATGTGAAAACAGCAAGTCCAGCACCTACTGTGGAGTATGCTTGGCATTATCGAAAATCAGATGATACTACATGGATAGGATTTCCTGGGTTTCATCCTCATTCTTCCACTTACAAAAGCTGTAACTTCGTATTGAGTGAACCCGGAACTTACGATGTAAAAGTAGAAGTAAAGCTATCTGGCGGTGGCGCACCTACAGACGAGTATGTTATTTATGGAATTAAAGTTGAAGCATTTCCGAAGGCGGCATTGCTACCTTCTTCAAATATACAGAAGTGTAGAAAGATATTACTTCATTGGGATCGCTTAATTATTTACGATCCAAAGTCGAATACAACAGACGGCTCATCGAACGAACAAGATCAAATCTTCATTTCACAAGTCGGCGCACCCACTTATTTCCCAACACTCAACACGATTAGTTTTGCGGCAGATACGCAACAACGTGTACGGAAAGTGGTGCGTTATCGTAACATCCTGTTGGTCTTCACACCAGATACCATTCAAAGTCTAGCAGGAAAATCACCTGCTGATTATGTACGATCACTCATCAATAACCAAGTCGGCGCACTTTGGGGCAATTCAGTGCAGGTTGTGGAGAACGATGTATACTTCGTATCAAAGATGGGCATCTATGCTGTAAGACCAAATATCTATACACAAGATAACTTCAATGTCGCTTCTTTAGATATGTTGATTCAAGACCAATTTGCAGAAGACTTTGTAGTGTCAGATAGTATCGCCGCTTCTGCGGCGGCAGATAGTCAGGTTGTCAGTGCAGTATTTGATAACCAGTATTATCTCTACAGTTTGAATGGAAAAGTCTATCGGCACTACTTTGATCGCCGTGCATGGGTCATTGATTCAATGGATCATTTAGGTCTTGTTCGTTTCGGTGTACCGCTTGTTGCATCATTCAATAACGAGCAAACATTGATTGAACCAGTGTATCGCAGAGCTGTTTATCCAAGTCCGGTGCTTTATCCAAGTGGATCATTGTACCCGAATGGGGCAGGAACATTCTTTGCTTTAGATAAATCCGTCTATGCAGATATCGGAATTGCGTATACAATGAGTTTAAGAACAAAATATTTCGACTTGTCGCAAGCCTTTAACTACAAGAAACTCCGTCAATTGTTTATCATCACTCGACTGCAAAACGAGGATGTGAACTTAGCGGTGACGGTTCAAGCAGACAGCGCTGTTATTCTTGACCCAACGTCAGGAACGGCAACAGTCGATCCAATTACACATACTGTAACGTGGGTAACATCCACAACACCGAACTTTAACTTTTATGCTGGAACGTATCTCTACAATAACTTCGGACTCGGCATCAATCCTTTAGGTGAGAACGCCCTTTCTGTATTGGAAACAGTTATTCGTGCAAAGTGTCGAAGAGTACGTCTTCAGTTTGAACATAGCGATGCAAGCCCATGTGAAATCTACGGATTCGGGCTAGAGTTTAGAAGTAAGAAGCCATAAAGGAGGTTAGATCATGGGGAATATCGCAAATGGTACGATCAACACATTTGTGGACGGTGATGTGGTCAGTGCTAACGGCACTGCTCCTGCATTACTGCGTAGTGCATTGAATCCAAAGATGGAAGTGATTCGCGCCGCCATCAATGACAACGACTCTCGAATTGCTATTTTAGAAGGTCAAGTTGGATCAACTGGCGGGCTAGTTTATAATGTAAAATCTGCGCCGTTTAACGCTGTAGGTGACGGCATCGCTGATGACACTGCGGCAATTCAATCTGCAATCAACACGGCGGTCGCAAATCAAGGCATTGTTGTGATTCCAAATGGAACCTACAAACTCACAGATGTTCTTACTATTAGCGGCACCTGTTACATCACGTCAGATGGTGCAGGGCAAGGTGCAATTCTTGCACCTTCTGTCGCGGATAAAGCAGTGTTTATTATCAATTCGAGTTATGTACGTATCACTGACTTGAAATTCTTAATCAATGTAAGTAATTCGACAAGTGCAGTCATTTATAGTATTACTGGTACAGCACCTTCTGGTAACTATCGTGGCACGGTCATTCAGGGATGTACAATGTACACAACCAATGGGTCATATTTCCACGGCATCTTTTTAGATCATCACACGTTTGGAGAAATATCAAACTGTACGATAGTAAATCAATATTCAGGTGTGATCTCGGCAGTTGGAATCCGATTACGATCCTGTAGTTATTTTATCATTTCGCAAAATTACATTTCGTCATACCTATCTTGCGTACAAATTACGAGAAGTTCCGGCTCTCTATACAGTTATCCACAATCCAAATTTATCTACATTGATCAAAATTCGTTTGGTGCAGTGGTTCAATATGGCGTTTTACTTTATTCTACACTGGATACACAAGTTACAAACAATAATTTTTATACCTACAATAGCGTTTTTATGACTTATATAGTGACAGACGATGTCGACAGTTATGTTAATCTACGATTGTTGATTTCATATAATACATTTGATGGATCTTTTGCATCTGCGATTGGTAACACTCTTGCTATCAATTTGACTGACGCAGACCTTACAACAATATCTAACAATACATTTGTGGAATGTGGAAAAGCAACTGGCGCATTAGGTGCTGTAACTATCGTTGGCACAGCGACTAGTTCAACCATATCTTCAAATTTATTTATGCGGTGTCAATTTGCAGGAATTGCTTTCTCTGTTAATACTGCTGTTGTAACTACTCGAACACAGATTAATAATAATATCTTTGTTGATATGTATTCATCAACTAGCGGAGCAGGTGCCGCTATTGTTCACGGCAGTCTGGAGCTTTTATCTGTGTTTGGAAACTCAATGACACGAGGAACAAAATCAGCAACATCAGTTAATGGTTATGGGCTTTATGTGGTAACATTTTCAACAAGTTATGGTGGAAATGGGGCTTACATATCCTATAGTGGAAATGATTTTAGCGCCGCTACGGTACCTGTTTCTACTGTATCGACTTCCGTTATCTGTATTTTTTACGAAGAACCAACAGGCGACCGTGTGTTCAAAGGTTTTAGTTCTGCACCGTCTACAGGCACATGGCGTAGAGGTGATAAGGTGTTAGTTGATGATCCATCAGCAAGCGGCTATATCGGATATGTCTGTGTCACAGCAGGAACGCCAGGAACTTGGAAAGGTTACGGCGCAATTCAAGCATAATAACAAGGGCAGAGTGATCTGCCCTTCTTTAATGAAAGGGTGATACTATGGCTACACCAAAAGGGATGCCGTCTTATGCGCAGGGAACAAAGCAAGCAACTGCGGCATCGAAAAAAGAAACGGAATTGACCAAGAAAGTGGCGGCAACCCCTTTAGCTAAAGCACCTGCGGCGGCTATTAGTAATGCGGCGGCAACTGCAAACTCGAAAGCGCAATCTTACGATGTGAAAAAAGCGGATCAAAACGCAAAGAACGCACAGCAAGCGTCAACGATTGTAAAGCAAGTTGCGAAGCAAGCGCCAACACCGACAGTTGATACGTTTAAGAAAGCAATGCCAGCACCGACAGGTGTTCTTGGTCAAGTTGTTGATACAACAAGAAGTGCTTTTGGACTGCCGCCTGTTTCTGCTGAAGCCCTTGCAAAGCAACAACCGCCGACACCACAGGAAAGTATGAACGTTTATGCGACAGGTGACGTTGGAAAAATCCAAGACTACACCAAAACAAATGTCACACCAATGACTGACGCAGAAAAACAACAAGCATTCATTAAAGCTGTCGATACAAGATCGGATGTTCTTAAAGACCAAGGTGGCACACGTCTTGTTCCATCATCAAGCACAACACTGACAAACCAAGCAATTCAGGATGTGACGCAAGCGCAAAATGTGGCGAAAGGACTTACATCTGTTAATCCATCCACACAACAGTCTTTAGGTGCAACTCTAGGCGAGCAAGCAAAGCAAGCGGCACTCGGTAGCCAACCTGCAAAAACCGAATTGGATACTCTAGCAAAGCAAACATATGGAAATGTAGTCGGCGCACCTGCACAAAAGACGCAAGCCGAAAAAGACGCAGAAGCATTAAGCGCACGTTTGTCAGGTTATTTCAATAATGCACCTTCC